GCCAAAGGTTGAAGCTAGTGATTCAGGTTCGAAGGAGAAGAAACCAATGAAAGAAAGGCGTTGTGCGTGGGGTAATTGGTGTAAAAACGCTAATTGTTTGATGATCCATGGTGAGCCGTTTTCAATAAAGCAACCATGTTATCATATGTCACAGTGTAAAGATTTGCACTGTCCATATCAACACCCAGCAGATCGCAGAAAAGATCTTGAAGATTATCCTGATTGGGATGAGCGAAAGCGCCAACCAAAAGTTGAATCAGCAGGTGAAGAGAAGCGTACTGCACCAGCAAGTGGTGTCGTTTTGCCTTGCTTAGCACAAGATCGTTGTGTCGACCTAACATGTCAACTACTACATCCTCCAAAAAACATGAAAGCCTCTACTCAAATTATCCCGAGTGGGTTAGGGGCAAAGACTTAGGCGGGAATCGTGTATCACGAGATGAAAGCGTCTCAAAAATGCACATGCCTTGTCCAATATTCCAGGAATTTTTACGCAGTAACAAGTGTCCGTGGGATTGGCTAGGCAAATATGATTTCCCGCCCCGCGACAGGTCTTCTGTTGCGAAAAGTTTTGCCAAGTATGTTTATAAAAGTGATTTTTTATTAATGGACCAGAAATATTTTAACTGGACCTGGATGTTAGTGGAAATGTATGTTAGGTATCAAATTGGAAGCACTGAGGTGCGAACTTTGTCAGTTGAAGAAGCTATTGAGTCAATTGACAAATCAAAAACTGCCGGGTGGCCCTGGCAGTTGAAGTATAATAACAAAGCAATGTACTTTGAAAGTGATGATTTCAAATCTTTTTGGCCAAAATACTATAGTAGTTTTTTGGTAGGTGAACCAATACATACCTTCGACACGATATTTCTAAAAGATGAAATGCGTGAGACGGCTAAAGCAGCTCCTGGAGAAGCTAGGACTGTTTTTTGTAGTGATGTCAATAAGGTGTTACTAGGGACTATATTTTGCAAGTCGTTTGATTATGCGATGTTGGCAAATGTGCGTATGATGTTTTCTGGCGGAGCCAGTGCATATGGCATGTCCCCCTTTGGAGGCAATTGGGGTCGACTTCTTCGGAAGTTTCACAAAAAGAAAGTGTACAAGTGTGATTTTTCGGCATGTGATTCGAGTATGGATCCATTGTTTCAATTCCGTATTTCTGAGTTGAGAGCGAGATTGTTTACGAAAGATATATACAATTTTGTTAAACCCATTTTGGATCATATCTATAGTCAAAACTCACAAGCTTTTGCTGTATTTCCAAATGGTGAAGTTAGGTGGAGGCCATCAGGAAATCCTTCTGGCCAAAAATCCACCACGGTTGACACAATATTATTTGTGTTGTCCGTTATATTATATTCAATTATGTTTGTATTGGGTAGGCCCATGTCATTCAGTTGGTTTATGGCTAACGTTGAATTATGTATTTTTGGTGATGATTTTATCATTGGTTTGTCAGATGAAGCTGCCAAAATCATTGATTTCGAAAAAGTTCGTCATGTTGCGTTCATTCATTTTGGGGTTTACATCACACAAGTGATGGCCACCAACGAGATTAAGACTATTAAATGGTTTAATCTAGGGACTGCTGAACGCACGTATAATGAATATCGATTCTTTGCACCAAAGCTCGATGAGATTAAAGCTATTTGTTCTATAGCATTATCACACACCATTGAAACCACACCAAAACAGGCATATGAGCGTTTGTTAAGTGTTAGAATGAGTGCGTGGGGCAATGTGCCCCTCTTTGAATATCTTGATGCATACCGAATTTATCTTGAGACAACTTATAAGCTCAAAGGAACTTATGAAGTTGCGGATGATCGGATGCTGTTTATTATTTATGGGGAGGTTGAGCTGTACCGTGGCCAACCATTATACAATTGGATGGAATCTGGCTTCTCAGTTGTGCCGTTAAGAAGCGATGGTACAAATTCCACATATACACAATTACAGTCAGGCAATATTTCAATTACGACGTCGACAAAGCGTACCTTAGAACCTAAGGAACACGAAGAAATATACATTGGCACTGACGGTCATCGCTATTTGCGAAATAAGTGTGTCATTGATTGTAATAACCCCAGCAATTGGCCCTTTTTTCAATCTGCATCACATTATCTTAATAAGTACGCAGAAGGAGCATACTTTACTAAGAAATTCTGGGTAGAGGAATATCAGAAGTGGTTCGGCAATATCGAAAAGATAGAATCTATTCTGCCAGTTCAAAAAAGAGAAAAATTAAGGCGTTTAAAGCGGCTCTTACAAAAAGAAGCCCACCCCAAAACCATTTCAAAAGCATTAGTGTCTTTAAAGAAAGACATCACATATACTACAACCACTGGTTACAGTGCTCCATCGAAAGCACACTCAGTTCAGGTTGGTGTTATTGACATGCCACCAAAGAAAGGAAATGGAACAAAAGGAGGACGAAAAGGTCACCCTAAGGTTAAACGGGGTAAGGTTTATGCCACAAAGAAAAAGAAGACAAGGGCGCCGATCAAGGCTAAGAAACGCATTGCACCAAAACGCAGCAATGTTCGCCGAATGGGCTCAAAGACTGAACGTGGAGCAGGCAAAGGGCTCCCAGTTGCGGGAAATGTGCCGAAGATTAATTATAGTCGAGCGGGTGCTGCATATTCTGCTGATGGTCATCATGTTCGTGTGCCTCCTGTTAGTGAGTATGGTGCTGAACTTACCGCAGCTGCTACAACAGCTGGTGCCATGATTCTTAAC